TTTGATTTCCCGAACCTTATCCAGCTCCAGCTCAATCTGCATGGCAATCTGCATATTGGATGCGTTGCCCGATGACTTGGCTTCAGCAACCGCTTTTTCAGCATTGGATGCTGACGAAAAAAGACTGCCTAGTGCTGGCCCTAAAGATTGAACGTCTTGAGCCGTCTTGGCTGCGTGTTTAACAAGCGATACCGCTTTTTGAATTCCCGTTAGGGCTAAACCAATGCTGACCGGATCAATCATTTCAAACTCCCATCAGGTGTTTAAATAATTGTTCCAGATATTTGGGACCAAACAATGACACCGCAATCAAAAGATAAAGGATGTACTCAATCCTTTGCATTCTTTTGGAGCCATCATCAAAACGCTCTTGAATGGCTTGGTATCGAGCAGCACAAATCGCCTCATGCGTGTTCAACCGCGCATCAGTCGCAAGCACTTGCTTCTCCACAGCATCCATTTATGCACCTAGGTAAGTAACCACAGGGGAACCAGTGGGGGCAACAATGTAGATGAGGTTGGTGTTAGAAATGGGCAGATTAACCGATTGACCTGCACCCAGTGCAAAGCCAGTAGAAGATGTCACGCCAGCAGTGCCCACATACAAAACAGCAGCATTGGTGCTAGGTGCAGACAAAGTCACGCTAGAACTCAAAGCGTGATTAGCCAAAGCGGTTGCTGTCGTGGTGGCCGTTTGCTGACCAGTAACAATTGAAGTTACCGCTGCATTGCTGGCAACATAAACAGGGATAGCCGCAGCAGGATTGGTAACGTAATTGGGTGGGTTATTGCCAGAAGTCGCCATAGCTATCCTTAAGATAGAAAGTTAATCTACAGCGAGTTTACCCTCATCTTGATTTGCTGCCAAGTAATGATCCAGATTGGTTTTTAACCTTAAATCATACGGCTCCAAATCAACCGCCAATTGCCCTTGCTCAATAGCTGTTTCTACATCACCCAAATTCCAAGCAGCTATTGCCAAAAGATCATGGGGTTTACCGCCCCATACCGCTGGATCGCAGGTATAGACCAAAGCCTTGTCTTTGATATTCAAAGCCTGTTTGGCCGCATACCGGCAACTCTCCCAGTCTTTACGCATATAACAAGCCATTGCCAAATCAACCCATACCTCACGGGTATTGGGAGACTCTGCAACAGCTCTGCGATACCAAGCCATCGCCTCATCATATTGATTTAAATTGTCATAGGCTTGGCCGAGTAAACGCATGGCATAACCACGTTCATTGACCCAAGTCGCCTCAGGCATATTGAGGTAATACTTCAGGCGGTCAACAGCCTCTTCCCACAATTGGTAGAACGTCAGTTCACGGGCAAAGTAAAAAGCATTCCTTGGGCAATGTGGGTCTTCTTCTACGGCCATGCGTAGGAGAGGCAAGTATTGCCCTCTGGACTTGGTAGGGTCAGGGTAATGGCTGACCAATAACTTGTCGGTATGAGCGTAGACTTCTTGTATGCGCTTGTCCGGTACAGGATACTCATGGACAGGGTGATGCCAATGATAGCCATGACGGGCAAAGATTTTTTCGTAATAGAACCTGATGCCAGCACCCCAGTCAAACTGATAGCGCAGACGAGTTGTACCTTCAACCCAGACACGTTCTATTTCTTCTCGCCAACCTGGCTCCATGACTTCATCTAGGTCCAGAGCAATAACAACATCAATGTCTTTGGGGAGGAGTGCAATAGCGGCATTTCTCGCATGGTCAAAGCGCCAAGGGGAAATGCAGATGTGATGGACGGTTGCACCGCATTCTTCAGCAACATTAACGGTGTCGTCTGTGGAACCAGTATCAGCAATTTGAATCAGGTCAGCGTCTTTTGCAGATTCGCAAAAACGCTGAACAAATTGTGATTCGTTTTTGCTGATGGCCGAGATGGCAATCTTTAGTTTGCGGTACACATAAACCCCGATTTCTTGATCAATCTGGTACTCTGTGGGCTTGCCAAACAGTTCAATAACTTGTTCGTGTGAATAGTTATCCACTATGTGCTTTTCATAAGGATTGTTGTCGTATTCATCTTGGGGATAGTAGCCCAAGGGAATGCTGACAATGACTGTTCGGCATGATGACTTGAGATTTGTTAGCAGTGCTTTGGCATCATCAGATGTCATGTGTTCCAGCACATCGCCAACAAAAGCCATATCAAAATTTGTATAGTCAATTGTCCTGGCATCGGCGCAAATGACTTCATCGTATAGATCATGAAGCCCATACTTTTCAATATAGGGTTGCCAAATTTCTACGGCGGTCCAGTGACTTGATAGTTCGGGGAGAAGTTTTTTGTATGTGCCACTACCAGCACCAATGTCTACAATTCTTTTCCCTGCCAGACGCAAAGACTTAATGTAGTCTTTGCCCGATGCCGAGCTGAACGGCATATTTATGCTTGGGGTTCAGCAGGAACTTCAACAGGAACTTGCTCATTGGCAAGTTTAATCAAGTCAGTGACCAAACCATAAACTTCTTTGACAGGACGTTCTGCCAAGTAGTTCATGATCATGTCAAAAGTTGTTTTGGGAACATTAATCGAAGTTGGTGCATCAGCCATCATCAATCCTAAAGAGTTAAAGGGAAATAAATTATTGCACAATTTTAGGTGGGTTCAGTAGGCCATGTGATTGTCCAAGGAAAGCCAGCTTCTTTAGGCAAGTCACGCAAGGCTTGACGATATGTTGCCCATGCTGCTTTATCTACTGGCGCATCAGCAACTTGTGTCCAATCGCATTTAGACAGCTTATCGTCACGTTGTTGGCGTACCGATGTTGCTTGGGCTGCGTCAGTTGCTGCTTTGGCGTCAGCGTCCATGTCGGTCACGACAAACGATGTGTACCATTGACCGTTTTCTTCAACAGCAGGGCCAGCACTAGCGACTTGGTAGTGTGTCAGCGTAGGACTAGGCCCATCAAACACCACATCGGCTTGCAGTTTGTTAAGAATTTCAGTCGTGGTTTGACCCCATGTAGGGCCACCGTTGGAAGCAATGTGTTGACGAAAAGCCTCCTCAAACATTACTTGTCCATTTGAGCGTAGTCGAATTTGCATGATTTGTCCTTATGCGATTGCTAAGAAAATATAACTTGCTGATGAAATGTTTGTAGTTGTTGAAGCGGTTGACCCCAATGTAAATCCACCGCTAGATGCGTATGTTCCATTGTTGCCTGTGGTTTGTGCGCCACCGGCATTCCATTTTGTGTAAGGGCTAGAAGTTGATGTAAGCCCATTTGCACTATCAAAACAATACCAATCACCCGTTGAATCTGTGCGCTTAATAAGAATGAATCTTGCCCCATTTGCACCAAACCCGCAAGCTATTGATTGCCCTGTTCCGTTTCCTGTATAGGAACCAACTTTAGATACACCTGAAAGACTAGCAAATAAATATAAAACTTGTGTTTGTGAAAAAGCATTTAAATAAGCTGAATTACCTAAAGTAACAATTGTGCTTGTTGGATTGGTGCTATTTAATAAATTTGTGTCACTTGCAACTGCCGCATTAATATTCAAAACTAATCTGTTGGCATTACCTGTTGGCGCAGAATAGACACCCCATCCAGCATTTCCACCACGCCTTTTACCAATCATTAGTTCAGGAACAGCATTCAAATTGTGATTAATTGTAGTAACGCTTCCTGTTCCAATGTAACAAACAATATCAAAAAATCCAGGTGCTCTAGCAAAATTCCAATAAGTTACATTGTCATTAATGCCAAAGTTTGAACCCATAAAATTATCAAAAATTCCAGCGTTTATATCAAATCCTATTGCATATGTTGATTGTGAAGTTTCCGCTGATGCGCTATTAGTTAATAGATAAACACCTTTTGCACTTGATGACCCTCTTAATCTATCCCAATCAAAAATATTTCCTGTTTTTGCAGCATTATTTTCATTTTGTATTAATAAATCTTCTGTAAAACCGGTAGTGATTGCGGCAGAACTGCCATATAAAAAATCCACAACAGGAGTAAAAACACTATTTCCGGATGTAGGTATGGCCATTGGGCCTCTGCGTATGGCTATATACATATATGTATCGCCAGAATTATTGTAATTTTGGTCAGTTGAACTTACTTTAAAACCTGTTGCACTTGGAATAATTAAAGGCGCGCCTAAAACGGCTTCAGCACCAGTAGTATTGGGATTTAAAACTGCATCATTTGTTTGAGACATTTGTCGCATAACATCACTAATAGCCCATGCTCCAGTTCGTGATGCTGCTTTTGTCAAAACCCATTGAGGCTCAAATCCTAAAGTTATAGATGGCCCACTTGTGCTTCCATTACCCGTGTAATATCCACATTTAATAATATCTTGAGTTCCAGACAATCCAAAACCGCCTGTACCGCCATTACCAAACAAATAAGCAATGTATGTTTGACCAGACGCATTTACGTTTGTATCTGTACCAACAGTAAATTGGGTTGATGTAGGGTCTGTTGCCCCCCAAACTCCGGGGTATCCTGTGCTTGTTGCTGCGGCAGTAAGATTTAAACCCAAATAATAACTATTACCACCCCATCCAGAACCGTTATCAGCAAAATAAATAATCCAAGTTCCTGTGCTACTTGTTTTTTTGATAATCATGCACCCCGGTGTTGAGCCAAGATTATGTGCAATGTTTTGAACAGAACCTGTACCCGTATACGTCACAATATCAAAAAAATTAGGTGCTTTACGGAATGTCCATGAAGCATAATTATCAGAACCATTAACAAGATTAGTAGTATCAGTACCTAAATTAAAACCATCCGCAGTAAATGATGTTAATGTTGCTGCATCCGTAGTTTGCCCAACTGTTGAATTAGTAACTAAATACTTAGTTGCACCACGAACAGTATCAAAAACAACATTTGAATTAGTTGCACTTCTATCTTTAATCCAAACCATTCCACCAGTTGTTGAAACAGCAGGTTGGTTATAGATACTATAAAGTGCCGTGCCACTTGAGGTTGTTGCCGTGCTTGCCGCATCTGTTCCACTTCCTGCGGAATCCGTTGCACTTGATGAAGAATCAGTTCCAGATGTTGATGATGAAGCAATAGTATTATTTGAAGATAAAACTAATGAATATCCACCATTAGAAATTGAACCATCTTGTTTTATGATTGCAGTTACAGCAATATCATTTAATCCAATACCACCAGTGCCATTTACATAAAGATTTCCAGATGTGTCAGTAGACAAAAATTGCACGCTTACATTAGATTCAAATGTATATGCGTTTAAAGCCCAAGATATAACACCAGAAGAATTGGTTTTTAATATAAATTTTCCACCGTTTGATTGTGCGCCTGTTATATAAATATTATTTGATGAATCTAAACACAAATTTCCATATGGGCCTGTATTACTTAAAATATATTGCCATTGCAATGTTCCCGATGAATTGTATTGAAGATAAACAACATTATTAGAACTACCTCCAAATGTTGCAATATATACATTAGAAGAACTATCTAATACCAATCCTGTTGCTCTAGACGCGTTTACATTTGTATACTTTCTTGCCCATTGCAATGAACCTGAAGAATTATATTTAACGGTTAAAGTATAGTTATTCCCTGAATTAACTGCACCACCAGTAACATAAACATTATTACTTGAATCAACGGCTATTCCGTTGAATTGTGCATTTCCTTCTTCAACTATTTTTCGTTGCCATTGCAATGACCCACTACTGTTATATTTTGCAATTATTCCGTAATAATTTGTTCCATCGTAACCTTGTCCTGCAACATACAAATTATTTGATGAATCAATTGCAATATTATTGTATGTACATCCTGAAGAATATGTTAATTTTCTTTGCCATTGAATAGTGCCACTACTATTATATTTTGCAATAATTCCAAAGTTATTAGTTCCATCACTTGCATAACCGGCAACATAAGAATTACCGGAAGAATCTAAGCAAATTCCCGAAAAAATACCAACTGTGCTAGATATTAAAAAATTTTGCCATTGCAAAACGTTTGAAGAATTAAATTTTGCTATAAAAGCATAAAAATTACTGGAATCAGGAGATGTTTGTCCGCAAACATAAATATTTCCACTACTATCAGTTGTAGAAAAATATGTTTGCCCATAAGGAAAATTGATGCCGTATTGAATAGTATTCCATGTTGAAGTTGATGCCAATGGAATTCCGTTTGGTATTGCTTGATTTGAACCAGTTCCGCTATACAAATAAGTGCTAAAAACATTTTCTACATACAAAGGTGCTGGCGCAGATGCACCACCACCATAGGCATCTTGCGTTACATTACCTGAAGTTTGCTGAAGTGGCATTGCTAATCCTTATTTGTATTGTGTAAGGCTTGCCAAAACTGTGTATGTGGCACTTCCTGTTTTTACAACGGCATAGCGGTAAACATCAAGTCCAGACGCATTACCAGCACTAGGTGCGCCACCAATCCACTTAGGCGTCACCGATGTGCCGTCAATCGTCACAGCGTTGTTGTAGTAAGCCGTAGAACCTTGCGTAGTAATCAACGTGAAGGTCACCGATTGGCCTGTTGACAAAGCCGTGTTCATGCTTGTGCCAGAACTGAATGCGATATTTAGCGTCCAGTTGTTAGCAGCGCTGGTTGTGTAATATTGAACCGAGCCGCTTTGAACGTAGAAGTTAGTCGTGCTAGAGGGCGCAGCAGCCACCACGTTGACCGTTTCGTTGCTGTCCAGCAGAGTAGTGCCAAACGTGCTTGTAGAGCCGTTAAACGTCTGTGTGGCTGTCCAAGTGTTAGCAGTTGACAAACTCACACCACTAGCTGCCGCCCATGATGCGGTCGTGCCGTTACTTGTCAGAACATAACCATTTGTACCAATACCCAAACGTGTGGCGCTATTGCTGCCGTTGCCAAGAATCAAGTCACCCGTTGATGTGATGGGCGACAAAGCATTAAAAGCAGCAGAAGCCGTTGTCTGGCCTGTGCCGCCATAAGCTATACCAATAGCATTACCATTCCATGTGCCGTTTGTGTATGAACCAGCCCAATTCAGCGTGTTGGTTGACCAGCTAACATTAGAAGGAGCGGAATTGTGAAAATCCCACGAACCTGCTGCAATAGAGTTGCTCAACAAAACAACTGTTATGTAAGAACCTGTTTGAACAGTTGCAATCGTTGTTGCGGAATTGTTTTGAATAACAATTGTGCCGCTAGATTGATTGTTATTAAAAGTAAACGTAGCGCCATTTGGCAATGTAGTTGCATCGGGCAATTTAATAGTTTGCCCACCAGAACCCGTAATGGCCCAATTTTGGACAGAGCCAGCAGTAAGCGTTATTGTTGTGCCGCTTGCAGCTTGGCTTGTATAACCTTCAAACAAACAATTTGTTGTTAGGTTTTTATTGGCATCAAATACTGGAATGCCATTAGCTACATTTATAGAGTAACTTGTACCCCAAGCTGTACCAGTTGAATTAGCAATACCAGCGCCAGGGTAAGTCGTGGGACCTGTAGCACCCGTTGGGCCTGTAGCACCAGTTGATCCTGTAGGTCCAGTATTACCTTGAATACCCTGAGGGCCAGTTGGGCCTGTAGAACCAGTTGAACCCGTTGGGCCTGTTGGACCATTTGAACCTGTCGGGCCAGCATTACCTTGAATACCTTGAGTACCCTGAGGGCCAGTTGGGCCTGTCGCACCATTAGACCCTGTCGGGCCGGTTGGCCCATTTGAACCCGTTGGCCCAGCAGAACCCGCAGTTCCTGTTGGACCTGTTGGGCCATTAGAACCTGCATTGCCTTGAGCGCCTGTCGGGCCTGTGGGACCTGCTACGCCTTGAATACCCTGAATGCCCTGAATACCTTGTGGGCCTGTAGGGCCTGTATCGCCAGTCGCACCCGTTGGGCCAGTTGGGCCAGTAAAGCCACCAGCACCAGTCGGGCCAGTCGGGCCACCAGCACCAGTCGTTCCCGTTGGGCCTGTAGGACCAGTCGAGCCAGTCGGTCCAGGCACAGTAGAGGCAGCACCTGTTGCACCAGTCGGGCCTGTCGGGCCAGCAACTGTAGAGGCTGCACCTGTCGGGCCAGTTGGGCCTTGAACGCCAGTAGTCCCCGTTGGGCCTGTCGGGCCAACATTGCCCTGTGCGCCCGTTGGGCCTGTCGGACCAACAGCGCCTGTTGTTCCAGTTGGGCCTGTCGGACCAGCGACTGTGGAGGCTGCACCTGTCGCACCTGTTGGGCCAGTAGGTCCAGCAACATTAGATGCCGCACCTGTAGGGCCAGTTGCACCAGTTGGGCCTTGAGGGCCAGATGCACCGTTTAAGTTAACATTCCAAGAGGTAAATGTGCCGCCACCAACACTGCTGCCGACATTAACCACCATGACGCCAGTACTAGCCGAATAGCTAATAATGACACCCACCATGTAGTTGCTAGAGCTATTGGCAACAATGACAGGCTGGGCAACTGTATAGGACAGATTTGTGCCAACAGTTAAAGTAATATTCCCCGTCTGAATCGCTAAAGACGTTGTACTGGTAGTGGCATACAAGTTACCAGAAGTACCTGTCGGGCCGGTTGGGCCAGTATTACCAATAGTACCTTGAGAGCCTGTTGGGCCAGTAGGCCCAGTATTACCAGTGCTGCCCTGCGAACCAGTGGGACCTGTTGGCCCAGTATTACCAGTGCTGCCCTGCGAACCTGTTGGTCCTGTTGGGCCAACATTACCTTGAATGCCCTGTGCGCCAGTTGGGCCTGTTGGCCCAGTATTGCCCTGAATGCCTTGAGCGCCTGTTGGGCCAGTGGGGCCAACTGCACCAGTAGAACCTGTTGGGCCAGTATTGCCTTGAATACCTTGTGCGCCAGTAGGCCCTGTTGGGCCTGTAGCACCAGTGGCTCCGGTTGATCCCGTTGGGCCTGTTGGACCTGTATTGCCTTGAGCGCCTGTTGGGCCAGTATTACCTTGAACGCCCTGAATACCTTGAACGCCCTGAATACCTTGAGGGCCAGTAGGCCCAACATTACCTTGTGCGCCAGTTGGGCCTGTCAACCCAGTAGCACCTTGGCTACCCGTTGGGCCTTGCAATCCAGTAGGGCCAGTCGCACCAGTATTGCCTTGAGCGCCAACTGGACCCGTTGGGCCTTGAGGACCTTGAGGACCAATACCACCACCAGCACCGCTTAACACCCAATAAGAGCCGCTACGGGTAATGAAATACATACCACCAGCATACAATTGTCCGGATGGCAGCGAAAATCCTTGCTCAGAAATAATTTGAGCAGGAGGCAAGCCATTGATAGTTACATAACTAGCACCAGTATTGGAGTTGGCTGGTTTGAACGTCAAAGACATCCCATCATTGACTTGAGTGATGGGAGGGTTGTAGTTCAGAACATAGTTGTTAGCTGTGCCTGTATCGGCAGAATAAGCGTATGAATTGGCTTGAAGTTCAGTAGTCTGAACGAAATTGGTGGCGTCAGCGGCTGTATAGAGGTTGGCTGCATAGTCGCCAACATTCCAACTCAAAGCAGTTGTGCCTTGTTGAGCGCGAACAATACTAGCAACATCACCAGACAGAGACACAACTTTGACAATTTCTGTCAGCATCCCTGTTGACGCATCACTGAATGTCAACCAAAAGTATTGATTTCCAGAAATTTGCGGAAACAACGAGCCAGTGCCTGGGGCTAAATAGGCAACAGTTGCCGATGAAATGAGAGGCTCTGCAAGAGTAGACTGGGCGTTATTTGCGTAAATAATATTGATCATGTGCGCCTCATTAGGGGATGGTCGATTCTAACGACACATCCCCTCTAACTCAATAACCAATAGCAATCCAGCTCAAATAACCAGTTTGGTCAAATCCAAAACTGGTTTGAGTCCAGTTGAAAACTGATGACGTCACAGAATTTCGTTCCAGCGTATTTCCGCCAATCACCATAAAGCAAGCATTGGGGAATGCTTTGGGGAATGTAATTGTCCCAGGGGAGGTGGCTCCACTTATGCTGCCCCATTGAATGATGACGCCGCCAGGCAACACTTGATAGCCAGGGTTGGACAGTTGTTGATTAGACCCCGTTGTGCTGGACAAACTAACAGCACCAACTTGCGCTGCTGTGTAGTCACCCGCTTGAGGAATAACAATACCAGTGCGACCATTGAAGCTGGCAACAGCGCCAGAAATGTTGGCCCAAGTAAAGTTGGAACCATTCCACTCCAACACCTCACCTGCGGCATTGGGTCCAGGGGACACATAGCTTGTTACACCTGTGCTGGATTGATAAACGATTGTGTTTGTACCGCCGCCAGACAAAGAGCCGACTGATCCGGTGGCCGGATTGGTCATAACAAATGCGTTATAAGCTGTGGAGAAAACCAGTTGAATTGGATACCCAGCAGCAGGAATGTCGCCAGCAGCCAATGCCACATTGCCGTATTTAACGATTGAATAGGCTGGCTGCACATTGGAGCCAAGCGTCAAAGTCAATGTGGCCGCACCTGTATTGGCCGCTTCGGCAAGAATGAAGAATGACAAATTGTTGGGCAATGTTGTCAGACCTGATGTCAAAGTGGCTGTCAAAGAATTGGCTGAACCACCAGCGGTGGCGCTGGTATAAGTTGAGGCTTGCAATTGATCAGATTGAACAAATGCCCTTAAGCCGCCAGCGGTCACCAAAAGTTGAGCCAAGTCACCCGCATTCCAAGTCAGTGCAGTTGTGCCTTCTTGAGCGCGAACAACATTTAAAGTGTCACCCGTGACCGAATTCACAAAAACAATTTCATTGATTGCCTGATTTGAGGCATTCAACAAAGTCATTTTGAAGTTGTTGGCTGGGAATAATGCGCCAGTGCCCGTTGCCAAGACAATTGTCGTAGCCGAAGGGCCAACTCCCGCAGCCAAAGTAGAGGCAGCGTTATTGGTGAAATTTAAAATAGTCATGCTTTTCCTTTAAGTGCTGCAACTTCAGCGGCCAATTCTTGAATTGCTTGAACCAAATAGACCACCAAGAATGATGTATCAATGGCTTGGGGCTTAATTGAGCCATCTTCATGCACATCTGTTGGGCTTCCGCTAACAGCCGCAGGAACCACAGCTTGCAACTCATCGGCAATAAAGCCCATATCCTCTGTGCCATTTTGCTTCCAGGTAAAAGATCGGGGTTGCATTTCTGCAATCTTTGCCAAACCAGTACCTGCTGGCAATGCAGCAATATTTTCTTTGAGTCGGCGATCTGACGAAGTGCCGTAAGTAGTACCAGTGCCGTTATAGGTAATGGAACCAATACCAGTCAAACCGCCACCAGAAGACCCTTGGCTGAAATAAGCTATGTACTGCGAAGTGGTCTGAACAACTGCGCTCCAGTTATATTGACTATTGTTGTAAGCAGTAGTAATTAATGCGCTGCCATTTGTGGTGGTGGCGTTTGAATAGATCGTGCCAATGTACGCTCCAGAAGGAGGAACATATCCTGTGGAACCAGAACCAAAGAACCCATTCTTTGCAGTAAGGATTCCCCAAGGCAAAGTAGATGTGCCTAATGCTGTTCCACTTGTGGCTGGGTAAACACCATTCGCATCGGCAAGCGCAACATTTGTATAACTACCGCTACTACCATATCCAAGAATTTGACCAACAGTTCCACCAACCCATCCATAATTGGAACCGTAATAAATTTCCTCAAAGAACACTGCACCAGTTGTTGGGCTTCCACTTGGGGTAACGCATTGGAAGACCGTTGAATAAACAGTATTCCAATACAAGGAAGAAGAACCAAGAGATGCGCCAGCAGCAGATGATGGCCCAATATTGGTAAACGTATTGATACCAGTCCAAGCATTATTGCTTGACAATGTGGGGCCGCTACCTGATCCACTAGAACTAATAATAATGCTGCCAGCATTATTTGTAATGGTGACATTACTTCCTGCTGTCAGAGTACCAAGCGAATACCCAGAGCCATTGCCAATCAACAATTGGCCGTTTGTAGGTGTTGTGCTTAAACCTGTGCCGCCTTTGGCAGTTGAAATGTTATTTCCATTCCATGTGCCAGATACGTTGCCGCTAAACGCACCAGTCGTTGCAGTAACAGTACCCCAAGGCGAACCAGATAGTCCTAATGCAGTCCCAGTGGTGCTTGGATAGAAACCATTGGCATCTGCAATTGCAACATTTGTGTAAGTAGGACTTGCACCATATCCAAGGATTTGACCAGTACTGCCGCCAACCCATCCATAATTGGAGCCGCCAAGAACTTCCTCAAAAAACACCGCACCTGTTGTTGGGCTTCCACTTGGCGTAACGCATTGAAAGACTGTTGAATAAACAGTATTCCAATAAGAAGATGCAGAACCAAGCGATGCACCACCAGCAGATGATGGGCCAATTGTGGTAAATGTATTCGTGCCAGTCCAAGCGTTATTGCTTGACAATGAAGGACCGCCGCCGCCTGATCCACTTGAGCTAATGGTAATGTTCCCAGAACTGTTCGTAATGGTTACATTGCTACCCGCCGTCAAATTTGCAACAGAATAACCAGAGCCATTGCCAATTAATAGCTGACCATTTGAAGGAGTTGTATTGACTCCTGTGCCGCCTTTGGAAACTGAAATTGTGCTGCCATTCCATGTTCCAGATACGTTGCCGCTAAAAGAACCAGTCGTTGCCGTAATGGTTCCCCAAGGCAAACCAGATGTACCTAGAGCGGTTCCACTTGATGCTGGATAGAAACCATTAGCGTCTGCAATTGCAACATTGACATAATTGGGACTACCGCCAAGTCCACCATATCCAAGGATTTGACCATAATTGCCGCCAACCCATCCATAATTTGAGCCGCCATAGATTTCTTCAAAAAATACAGCGCCTGTTGTCGGAATGCTGCCTGGCGTCACGCATTGGAAGACGGTTGAATAAGTAGTGTTCCAATAAGAAGATGCAGAACCAAGAGATGCACCACCAGCAGATGATGGGCCAATAGTGGTAAATGTATTTGTGCCAGTCCAAGCATTGTTGCTTGACAATGTGGGACCGCTGGATGTGCTGTTACTCCAAGCAAATCCGCTACCAGTCCATTGCAGATAAGTGCTAGAAGTAGTGGGTGCAGTAATAAAACTGGTTGTGTTGGCCGCTGTTTGATATGCGATTTGATTGGCCGCACCACCTGCCAGATTGGTTGCAGTACCGCCCGAGCCACCTTGAGCAAATGATGCCGCTGTGCCAGCAGTAATTTTGTTGGAAGCAATATCGCCTGTTGACCAAGCCCTAGCAGTGGTTCCCTCTTGACCACGCACAATTGTCAACGTGTCGCTAGAGCGTGCTGTGCAATAGCAGATTTCATTAATTAAGCCAGTAGCCGAATCGGTCAATGTCAAAGTAAATTGCTGACCAGATGTTGGACTTGGAAACAAAGAACCGCTGCCTGTTGCCAACGTCACCGAAGTAGCAGTTGATGAAATCCCAGACGCCAAAGTAGATTTGGCATTATTGGCAAAAATAAATGTTGTCATGAGTATTGCACCGTGTATGTATATTGAAATGGAAGCTGTAGCGCACCAGCGTTAATTCCCGCTTGCAGATAAGGAGCCAAGGCTAAATTGATATAGTTAACCGATTGACTCGACCCATTAATAATTGGGTTCTGGTTGTATTGAACCGTGTCATAAGCCGCTACGTTGTATTCAGCAGATGATGGGGTTACTGATGTTGGTGGCAACAAACTAATCAAAACAGCATTCTCACCAGTAAATGTGACGCTAATTTGGTAAGTCTGATCTGGGAAAATTGCACCACTTAAAAATCTTTGAACTCTGCGTTTTAACCATCGAATGTTGAATTGATAGCCATCACCTTTGAATGTGTTCCATTGAATGATGCGTTGGAACACCAGATCATTAACCGTATAGCTTGCTGTATTTGCTATCAGTTGCGATTCGTTTGGCTGTTCGGTATTTAACTCAAAAGTGTTAACTGGACCTTTTTCAATAAAACCGCCAACAGGCAAAGAGGTTCTATACAGACCATAAATACCAGCAGCACACCAATCCAATAGATCGCCAGACTGATTCAAATAAATTGGCAATTGAACAGCATTGATGGTGTTCAAATTGATTTGACTCAATTCATTGTAAGCAGTGAAGAATGCGCTGATTCTGTCATCAGACGCATACTGCTGATATGGATAGGATGGTATTTGTTGGGTCAACATATTAGGAATTTGTTACCGTAATGTTGGCCGTTGTTGTATAGAAATAGCCTTCTGAGCTGCCACGAATCAAAATTCCATTGGCGTCAGGTGGAGCATTTACACCATTAATCTGAACCGCAAAGGTCAATTTATTGATGTTGGCTTGAGGAATGATGTTTGCCGTTGCGGTTTGAAATACTTGCTGCATTTCCAAAATGCTGATGGGCTGACCAACATAAAGTGAATTAATGTAATTCACAATAGCCGGTTGAACTGCTGAAGCCACAACCGTATTGCTTACAAAATTAGTACCCGCAATGGTTGTCCAATTAATCCCCACATTGACGCTTTGCTGTAATGGCACAACAAAAAGAATCGTGTAAGTATTGGGAAAATCTTGAATGGCAATCGTTTCTGTGCTGCCGCCACTGGTCAATGTTTCAGAAGACACCGATTGAGAATTGTTGACCGAATAGGTCCCAGTGCCACCTGAACCTGAACCGAGTGCGGTCACAATCGTATTGGCCGTAACACCAGTTCCTCTAATGGGGCAACCCAAAGTGATAGCGCCAGCAGTAACTGAAGTAATGGTCAGTGTGGTTCCAGAGATCGAGCCAGTGCCAATAAAGCCATTTGCGCCGACCAAATCCAAAATATTAAACAAGCCGGTATAAATGGCTTGGGCCACAGCATAAGGATCACCACCGCCAACAATGACTTTCCAGCCAGCAGTTGGCGCTGTTACCTGTTGGACAGCAATCAAATTGGACTGCACACCGCTGACATTTTGCAACTGGGTTTTTAAGTAAGTCGCCATGCCTTGGCCTGTAGCCAAACCAGCCTGAATGACTTGAGATTGATAAGATTGCAGACTTTGTGCAGCAGCCCCAGGCAACCCAGCAGTTGTATTGGTGCAGCTCAAAGTGACGCCCAATGGAACAGATGTAATCAATTGGGTCACTGCCCCAACTGGAACCGCCCAAGAGCCAGCAGTCGTAGCCAAACAATACAGAGGTGAGGACACACCGCCCGACTCAACAATACCGCCGTCCTGAACCGTGTACTGGTAAGTGCCATCAGACACCGTAAAGCCAATGTTTACGACAAAGCCTGGTGTACCAGAAAAGGTAACGTAGACAGAAGTATTGGAGCCAACACCTTGTTGCACCCCATAGACATTACCGAGTTGATAAAGAATGGGTGCATTGGCTGTATAGGGTGATACTGAATTGACCAGATCAACCAAGGCTTGTTGAGCCACCGATAAAGAACCAGCAGATGTGGCATTCATGTCGCCAATCAAATTGGCTGGCAAGCTGGTGATGCCTGGGGCTAACCCTTGAGCAATAGCAAATGCTTCAGCCGCCAGTGTGGCTGGAGGCGTGACGGTATAGGGTGCAGTAAGTGCAGTTGTCATGGGCTAATCCTAAGTGGCTATTGTGGCTTGATACACAGTTCCTGACAAGAAAATTGCGTTAATTTGGTAAGTCGGGTTAAGGACACTTGCTATTTTAGTAACCACCAAACTTGCAAAATATTGAGAGAATTGGCTTTGTGTTCTAGCCACTGCCGCATCAGGTGCAACTTGAGTCTGAACCGATTGAATCGCAGGTAAACCGTAATTGGCATACAAAGGATTTTCACCAGAATTCATCAACAAAGTCTGAATTAAGGTTGTCAACCAAACATAGCCATTTTCGCCATTGGGCTGAGTATCTACCTCAACCCAATTGCCATTTTTATCTGTTCCATAAGTACGCATTACGCTACTCCTCCGCTGGTATCAGTACCAGCCTTGACGCCAGTATGTTTGTGAGACAAGTATGGTTGTCCATTAATAATAAGTGTTCCATTGATGTTGACGTTATTGCCAGACAAAACAATTGATGTGGAACCTTGCACCAAACTGACTTCGGTATCAGTAATCGTCACGACAGAATTGCCTCTGGTGGAAACGATCTCGGTATCACTAATTGTTACTACAGAATCACTATGAGCAGAGCTGATGACAACGGCTGTAGAGTCGATGGATGACCAGCTAATATTGCTGATGGGCATGAACACCAAAGCACCCAAATTGCTGGGCGTGTTCAATGGAGCCAATCCCGATCCAAGCCCAGAAATGCCACCCAACCTGGTGCTGGCCGACAAAGCAATACCTGTATCGCCAACCTGAATTGGAATCCGAACGTATTGAGAAATAGCCACAGGCATTGTGACCTGCGGAATGGTGTACCCCAAACTTTGATCAACTTGGAAGGCAACCGTGACAGCCGTGCCGTTATGCAAAACAGCAACCACTGAACAAGGCAATACTTGGCCTTGCTGCTGTAAATTGTCCTGAACCTTTCGCTGGGCGAAAGTATTCATTGTTTGAGCAAAAGGGGTCTTGGTTACATTACCGCCGCTCATCTCAAGCTCCAGTTAAGACGTTAACAACCGTCTTCCAGCTATCACCATCAAGTTGACG